GGCAGAAGAATTAATCATAGGTAACCATAAGTATTTTACCAATCAGCCAACAATCGGACAGTTTTTTGAAGGTAAAAAAATTTGGTACATGGCAAGGCAAGCAAAAAAAATCGGGCTTTATAGAAGAAAAGAATTTCTTGAAATAATGCAGATCCATTCAAAAGGACACACATACCACTACCTTTATGCATTCCTAAATAAACAAAAAGATTTCTTGTACATTGGGCAAACTAAAGATTTTGACCAAAGAATGAGACAGCATAAAGGAAAACACTGGTGGGATCTTGTCTCTGAAATAAAATTGGAACTGGTCCAATCTAAAGAAATCGCAGTTCGTAAAGAAGAGTGTCTCATTCGTGAGTTAAAGCCAAAGCACAATAAAACTTATCATGTGCAAAAACTTAAACAACAAGATGTGCCAAACATTCTTTATGGTAAAATAATGGAGGCAGCATGATCGAATACTTCACAGCTCTCGTCATCGCATACAATCTGCAAGGCGAACAAATCAAAACAGTCGCTTGGTTCAAAAGCCAAAGCCATTGCCAAACAGTGATGAACGAAAATCTCGCGCAGCCACTATACGATCACATCTATGATCTCTACGGCAATGACATCTCAATGCAATGTATCGTAAGTAAACAACCATCAAAGCCTTTGGTCAGACCAAAGCCAAGGCCAGAAAAATGACAGAACAAAATTACGATACAGTCTCCCAATGCCCAAACTGCAAAACAAAAATGGCAGCAGTAGACTCAAGACAACATTCAACGTATGGCTTTCAAACAATCAAACGCAGACGGAAATGTTTGACGTGTGACTTCAGAGCCAGCACAGTCGAAGTGCCAATCGATCTGGCAAAAGATATATTCAGTGAGGAATGAAATGCAAAAAATAACCACACTCCAAAAACAAATCAAAGAGTTCCAAAATGTTGTGGACAACTCTCAAACATCAATCAATCACATGATTGTCTTCGCAGCCATATGCCAAGAACAGCCAACAACAAGCAATGATCTGCACAAAAAGCTAGGCTTCCAACAGTCAACAACAAACAGACTGCTGCACTCCCTCGCAGATCACGGCAGAGGAAATGTCGAAGGCGCTGATGTAATCGAAATAAAAATGATGCCAGAAGACAGACGCCACAGAGAAATCAAGCTAACCGACAAAGGTAAAAAACTAATGACAAAAATGTTTGGAGCAAAAAAATGATCGTTAAATCTTGGAAATTCACAGGCTTTAAAGCAACATTCCCAGATTGGGTGCAGGAAAACTCCTCAAAAAGAAAAGGATCAGATTTATTGTGGGTCCACACACAAACAGGAGAAATGCCAGCCGAAGAAGGAATGTACATAGCAATCAATCTGCGTGGCCATGTAGATGTCTATGACTTCAAGCCAGAAGGATGGATGAAAGAAATTGCAACAGGAATAGTATTCGCAATCCTAGTCATAGCCGTATTGGTGTTTATGCTCGCATGGTAAATAAACAATTCGTAAAACTCTGCTATGAACAATACCAAATGAACCATCAAGGTTATCACGGTTTCCAACACTGGGCGCGCGTGTTCCAAAATGGCAGACACATTGCACAAGCAGAAAATGCCAACACAAAAGTTGTCGATCTCTTCGCACTCCTGCACGATACACAGCGCAGAAACGAAAACAGAGATCCACAGCACGGCTATCGTGCAGCAAAATACGCACACTCAATCAGAAGCAAATGGTTCGACCTGTCAAATAAAGATATGCGCCTTCTTGATGAGGCACTCACATATCATTCAGATGGATACACAGACGCAGACATCACAGTGCAAACATGCTGGGATGCAGATCGCCTCGACCTTGGCCGCGTAGGTATCCAACCGTCAGCAAAAAAACTCTGTACCCAAACAGCCAAAAACGCTATCAATAATTACTGCTCGACAGATCCACGCCTGTGGCCTGCTTCGACCTCATACAACTGACCCGCTTCGGCGGGTCTTTCTTTTTTTGAACTTATAAACTAAATTCAAAAGTGGAAAGGTATTCATATGGCAAAGAAAAAATCAAAGAACCCTGTCGGAAGACCCAAGTTCGAAATCAATGAAGAAGTGCTGCAACGCGCAGAAAGACTAATGGCGCAAGGCTTAACAAAAGAACAATGCGCCAGAGCATTGGGCGTTTCAGTCTCTACCTTCCAGCTTTATCAGGCAGAAAATTCGGAATTTTCGGAAGCCATAAAAAGGGGCGAGGCGCTGGGCATCGAAGAAGTAACCAACGCACTCTTCGAAAATGCAACGCTGGAACGCGATAACACAGCCATCATCTTCTATCTGAAGAACCGCGCTGGCTGGGTCGATAAGCAAGAGCATAAAGTAGAAACAGAAAACAAAGTCACCCTCGACCTAACAAGGATTGGTGTTAATGAACTCGCAGCAATTGAACGCGCTTTTGAGCAATCTAACTCTGGAGCAAGTCAGAGCGGAGAAATACCGCAGATCATTGAGGGAGTTTACGAAGAGCGCATGGCCGACGATTGAACCGGGCGTAGACTTCCAAAACAATTGGCACGTTGATGCAATCAGCGATCACCTCCAAGCGGTGGTCGAAGGCGACATCAAACGCCTGATCATAAACGTGCCGCCACGCCACATGAAATCCATCAGCGTGGCCGTTGCGCTGCCAGCATGGACGTGGACACACCAACCTCACAAGAAGTTTCTGTACGCCTCTTATGCCTCTTCCCTGTCCATCAGAGACAGCACCAAGTGTCGCCGCCTGATCGATAGCCCGTGGTACAAGCGCCACTTCGCAGACCAGTTTGTGCTGACTGGCGATCAAAACCAGAAGCAAAGATTCGAAAACGATAAGACAGGATATCGCATAGCCACGTCAGTCGGGGGCGCTCTGACTGGTGACGGTGGTGACATCATCTGCATCGATGATCCGCACAACGTAGTGGACAGCGACAGCGCCAAAGTGCGCGAAGGTGTTCTCGAATGGTGGGATCAGGCAATGCAAACGCGGCTCAACGATCCGCGCACTGGCGCATTCATCATCATCATGCAGCGCGTCCATGAACAGGATCTCACAGGCCACATTCTGGCCAATGAGCTGGGCGAAGAGTGGGATCATTTATGCCTGCCAGCCCGATACGAAATCGGCCACCCAACCCCTACGCGCTCTTCTTTGGGCTTCACAGACCCCAGAACAGCCGAAGGCGAGCTGCTTTGGCCAGAAAGAATTGGCGAAAAAACCTTAACAACTCTGGAGCGCAGCCTTGGATCTTACGCAGCAGCAGGCCAGCTACAGCAGCGGCCATCGCCAAAAGGTGGTGGAATCCTGAAGGCAAGCTGGTGGGTTCCTTGGGAAAAGGAGGAAATGCCTGACATCGAATATGTGCTGCAATCATACGATACCGCATTCGAGGCCAAGGAAAGCTCCAGCTTTAGCGCCAGAACCACTTGGGGCGTGTTTACCTACAAAGGCGCAACATGCGCCATTGTGCTGGAGGCATGGTGGGATAAGGTCAGCTATCCTGACCTTCGGCGCTTGGCGCAAGACGCCTACGAAGAATGGGAGCCAGACGCGGTTCTGATAGAAAAAAAGGCGTCAGGACAGTCGCTGCTGCAAGACTTACGCATGGCTGGAGTGCCAGTTTTGGCCTACAGTCCAGACCGTGACAAGGAAGCTCGCGCCCATGCCAGCTCTGCTCTTTTGGAGGATGGAAGGATTTTCTTCCCTTCCAGCCGAAAATGGGCTAAAGATTTAATTGATATATGCGCGGCCTTCCCTGCTCACCCCAACGATGACATCGTTGACACATGCACACAGGCATGGTTACGGCTCCGCAAAGGATGGTTTGTTGGGCATAGTGAAGACCCAGATGATGACGATTTTGTAGAAACGAAAAGGATGACGCTCTATGGCTGAACCAGAAAACATTATCCCATTTGCCGAAGGCGCTCCACCCGACGATCTTATGGTCGAGACACTTCCAGATGGTGATGTTCTTATTGGCGATCCAGAGTTGGACATGATGGAGGAACTCGAAGGCGCAGAGTTCGACCAAAACATTGCAGAGCAAATAGATGAACGCGAGCTGGTGCGAAAAGCACAGGAGCTTATTGGCTTTTTTGATAATGACAAAGAAGCCAGATCCGAATGGGAGCAGCGTTACAAGCAAGGATTGAAGACCCTAGATCCAGACGGTGGACTTGACGAAAGCGAAGATGAACGCGCAACTCGCGGTCTTTCTGTCGTTGTGCATCCAATGATCGCAGAGGCAGCAACCCAGTTTAACGCTCGCGCCATTGCGGAGCTGTACCCATCAGGCGGTCCAGTTAAGTCAATCATCATTGGCAATCCAGATGAGCAAATGGAAGAGCAAGCTCGCAGAGTGCGCGAGTTTATGAATTACCAGATCACGCAGGAAATGCCTGAGTATTTCCCTGATCTAGACCAAATGCTGTTTCACCTTCCATTGATCGGCCACACGTTCAAAAAGGTTTGGTGGGATGCCAACATGGATCGGCAGTGCAGCCAGTTCGTAAAGGCAGAAGACTTTGTGGTCGCTCCAGAAAGCAAGGATCTTTACACATCACCGCGCTACACGCACGTCATTCGGATGCCAAAGAATGACTTCAATCGCTACGTTCAAAACGGTTATTATCTGCCAACCGCATACATTGGCAACACGGTAGATCCAGTCGATGACGTGATCGGAGAGATCGAAGGCGTTGATGAATACAGCGAAGGCAGTCAAGACGATGTAATGACGCTGCTCGAAATGCACGTCTATGATCTGTTTGAAGGCATCGATGGTCAAGAAATGGACAGCGATGAGGCAGACGAAAACGCTGTTGCAATCCCATATGTCATCACAATTGACTATGATAACCAGCGCGTTGTCAGCATTCGACGCAACTGGAAGCAAGATGACGAATCCAAAAAGCGCCGTGACTGGTTCGTAAGCTACAAGTTCCTACCCGGTTTGGGCTTCTATGGCTTTGGCCTGTATCATATGATCGGCGGTTTGGGCAAAGCAGCTACTGGATCTCTTCGCGCTCTGCTCGACAGTGCCGCATTCGCCAACATGCAAGGTGGATTTAAGCTGCGTGGCCGCGTTAATGGCGGCGATATGCAAATCAGCCCCGGTGAGTTTGTGGATCTAGACAGCACAGTTGATGACGTAAACAAGGCAATCATGCCATTGCCATTCAAGGAACCAAGCAGTTCCCTGTTCAGTTTGCTAGGTTACATTGTTGAGGCTGGCCAGCGTTTCGCAAGTACGGCTGATCTCAATGTTGGTGACGTTAATCCAAACGCTCCAGTTGGATCAACAGTTGCCCTAATTGAACAGGGGTCAAAAGCGTTTAGTGCAATTCACAAGCGGTTGCATTATGCACAAGGCCAAGAGTTTAAGCTACTTGCAAACCTGAACGCAGAGAATTTGCCTGATGAATTTAGCTTTGCACAAGCTGGTGCAGCGGAAATCATCTATCGCTCTGACTTTGATGATCGCATTGACATCGTGCCAGTTAGCGATCCAAACATTTTCTCAACAGCCCAGCGCATTGCGCAGGCACAAGCTGTTTTGGAAATGGCAAGATCAGCGCCCCAGCTTCACGACCTTTATTCAGCTTACAAACGTATGTATGAAGCGATTCGAATTCCAAATATTGATGAGATCCTGAAGAAGCCTGAAGAGGCGGTTCAGATGGACCCAATCGATGAAAACATGAGCGTGATGTATGGCAAGCCAATCCGCGCATTCCCAGAGC